ACCAGTAAAACCTTCTTGTGTCCAACCACGGGCTTCAGCAAAAGCTTCAACTATATGACTATAGTGCATGCTTCCCCAAACACCAGTAGCTTTTGCCCACTTGCCCATGTCTGATTTAACCTCAGCTTGCATATCACCTTCACATACATATGGATCGATCCGGCGACCCTCCTCTTCAATGAACAAGTTATCAATTGCGAATTTTTCGATATCTGAATAAGTCATTATGCTGCTCCTTTTAAAGCTTCTAGATTAGTAGTGCGGATCATACCCCACTTCCAAAGACCACGATCATCAACTTCATTATAAAGTTGTTTATGACGAATGTCTGCTTCTTTTGCTGACTCAAACAATTCGATTACAAAATCGCCTTTAGCGTTGTTTGCTTGTACTTGATATTTCATTATGCTACTCCTTCATAGTCGTCTGCAAGTATTTCCATGCATTCACCGATATACTCTGAGCTATAGATACCATTTAGATCCATATGCATATCAGCATCAACGAAGTTCCATTCAATAGAGCCATCAGCACGTACATTCTCATCGTTGGCCACAGCCGCGTTGAATGATTCGATTACGTCGTTCTTGATCATTGAGCCATTTGGTAGTAACATGTTGATCTCCTTTATTCACCTTATGTAACTAATATAACATATAAAAAACAGTTTGTACACCTTTTTGTTTGCAATGAAATCAATAACTTATAATTTTTCTTCTAAAAAGATTTTTATTTACATTTGACTCAAAATATTGTACAATACTACACATATAAATAGCATTAAAGAAATCAAGGATTTTACTATGCCAACCCTCAATCCAAATGTTACTGTAGAAGTAGACAATATATCTTCTGGCCTTAATGGTATTAGCTATCTACAGCCAACATCATTTAAATTGACAATTGATCGTAAGCATTATCCTAATTTGGAATTTTTTTGTCAAACGATTTTACATCCTTCTATGAGCATAAATCCTGTAGAAGTGCCTATCAAACGAGTTGGTTCTATTCCGTTTGCCGGGGATAAGTTAGTATTCGGTGAACTAACAGCTATTATTATTGTAGATGAAAATCTGAATGCTTATACAGAAATGTTTAACTGGATGGATCGTTTAGTTGACACAAATGAAACTCAACCATTAGGTAGAAGCACGACAGCTATGCCTACATATTCAGATATTAGTTTATCCATATTATCAAGCCATAATAATACAACTAGAATAATAAAATATATAGATTGTGTGCCAGTGAGTCTTGGTGATATGACTTTAGAATCTACTAGTGGTGATGTACAATATATTACATTTCCTGCAACCTTTAGATTTTCTACATTCCAACTTAGTTAAGTGACCGGAGTATATTATGACATTGGAACAAGTATTGGACGAGTGGTCCAAAGACTCTCACATTCCTTCTAACAATTTAGACGAGGCCTCACGTGAAACGCCTAAGCTTCACGCAAAGTATCTTAGTCTATTATCTAATGCCAAACTGCGCCTCAGAAAAGCAGAGATGGACCAGAAATCACTGTTAAAATTAAAGTGGCTGTATTACAATGGTAAAATGTCTAAAGAAGAAATTGAATCACAAGGTTGGGATTATGATCCATTTGATGGATTAAAGATCTTAAAAGGTGACATGGACTATTACTATGACTCTGATAAAGAGATCCAAGAGTCAGAACTGAAAATTCAGTACATTAAGACTCTTATAGATACTCTAAAGGAAATAGTTGATACGTTGAGATGGCGGCATCAAACAATTGGTAATATGATTAAGTGGAAGGTGTTTGAAGCCGGTGGCTGATATAATTTGTAGACTCAGAGACTATTCAATGTTAGAAGTAGACTTAGATGCTGGTTATGCAGCAGAACTAAGTGAGTACTTCTCGTTCTATGTGCCTGGTTATAAGTGGATGCCTGCATATAAGAATAAGGTATGGGATGGAAAAATTCGTCTGTTCAATCGTATGAATGGAGAACTTCCTGCTGGTCTTTATGTCTATCTACTTAAGTTTGCTACAGAACGTGGTTATACTGTAGATACTGAAGAAACAGATTACGGACTACCGATGCAGGCAGAACCTGTCAGAGAGTTTGATAAATTTTTAAAGGTGTCTAACCTACCATTTCCACCACGGGATTATCAATACGATGCGGTGATTAAAGGACTGCAAAGATCCAGAGCAATTCTATTATCTCCTACTGGTTCTGGTAAATCATTCATCATCTACTTACTTATTAAATATTATATGTCAATGCTACAGGAAAAAGGTAAGATTCTTATTATCGTACCCACAACATCTCTTGTAGAACAAATGTATGCAGACTTTGAAGAGTACGGCATGTTAGTAGAAAACTCTTGTCACAAGATTTATTCTGGTAAAGATAAAGTTACAAAGAAGCGGGTCATTATTTCAACGTGGCAGAGCATTTATAAATATCCTAAGAAATGGTTTGAACAATTTGGTATGGTAATCGGTGACGAATGTCATGGATTTAAATCTAAGTCGTTGTCATCTATTATGAACAAAGCCACACAGGCTAAATACAGATTCGGTACAACTGGTACATTAGACGGAACTCAAACGCATAAACTAGTACTTGAGGGTTTATTTGGTCCAGTCTATAATGTCACAAAGACTAAGAATCTACAGGATGATGGAACACTCGCACCACTTGATATTAAAGTCTTACTTATGAACTATCCAGAATCAGTAAGACAGGACTTTGGAAAGAAAACATATGCAGAAGAAATTGACTTTATTGTTGGACATGAAGGTCGTAATCGGTTTATTCGTAATTTGGCTTTGGGCTCTGATGGCAATACTCTCGTCTTATTCCAGCGTGTGGATGCTCATGGCAAGCCACTCTTTGAACTGATAAGTAATAAAGCAGCTGAAGAAAGAAAGGTTTTTTACGTATCTGGCGAAACTGATACAGCTGATAGAGAAGCTATTCGTAAGATAGTAGAAAAACAAAAAGATGCAGTTATTGTTGCAAGTCTAGGTACTTTTTCTACTGGTATAAATATACGAAACTTGCATAATATTATCTTTGCTAGTCCGTCAAAGTCTCAGATTAAAGTTCTGCAATCAATTGGAAGAGGACTTAGACAATCAGACGATGGTAGAACAACTAAGCTATTTGATATTGCAGATGATCTGCATTGGAAACAACAGAAAAACTTTACACTTCTCCATTCTGCAGAGCGAGTAAAAATTTATGAAAAAGAACAGTTCAATTACAAAATAATAAAGGTAGACCTAGATGGGTGATATAAAACAATTTGTAATGTCAAATGGTGATGAAATAATCTGTGAAGTTGTTGAATGGAACACCAAAACTGACCCGAATATTGTGGTTCGTCGGGCTTATGTGGTCGATATATCTGATGATCCGATTAGAGCTGTAAGATATTTTGCTATTAAACCATGGATGATGTTTCAGTCAGCTGATGATATTTTTAATACCATTAATTCTATCCATATTATGTCAGCCGGTAACCCGCATCCAAATATGCTTAAACAATATGAAGATGCTATTAAAAAAACAGAAATGTCTGACGATGAGCTGGAAGAAAATTTAAAAGCTAGATTAGTAGAGCTTGGGATTGACATAAATACAGATAGTAATCACAATGACAACATTGTTCCATTTCAAAGATTTGATAAAGATAAACTACATTAATGGCATTTCTAGTGCATCCTTTACCTCCAATTTCTGTATACGTTCGGAAAGAATATCTTTACGATCTAGATCCAGCATACGAAGGTCAGTTCACACCTGGCATATGGATCAGTGTAAAGAGTGTAAAGTACAAAGCATTATATTTTGAAACCCTCTTAACTGACTATGGCGCGCTTTATGATAAGTTACCAATCTCTGCTTTTGTTTGGAAAACAGATCATGACGAATTACTTCCGCTTGATGTGCTTCAGCTTTGGGATTGTTTTGATTACGACATTACCGTTGTCCAAAAACCAATCTTGTCACGATGCGAATTTTTTGGTAAAGACAAACGCATGCACGCTGGTGAATACGAATTTACCATCGATAATTGTCACCGGGATACTTCCATCATTGACACCAACTTCTCAGAACATGACCCTGAGCACAAATCATTTAATGTTATTAGACTCGACAATGGTCAATTCGCTGCTCAGCCTAATAACCGGGTTC